GGAAGTCCATCGTCGGCTGCGTCTTGACCAGGGCCGCGAAGGCGAGCGTCATGGTCGGCGTGGTCGGGTCGTCCTTGATCTGGAAGTTGGTGGGCTCGTCGTCCTCGGCCGCGTCCCAGAGCGCCTTGTGGATGGCATTGCCGGGGATCCAGTTGATCGGGAACGTGCAGTCGCCGTAGTCCTTGAGCCCCATCAGGTACTCTTTGGCGGTCGAATCGTGCGAGGTCACGTCGATCTCTTCGCGCTCTCCTGACGGGCTCGTGATGTCGCCCACCTCGGGCACGCGCTGGAACGTCTCGGGCGTCGACCCGTTGCCCATGTAGAGGCTGAACGGATGGCTGCGGATTGCCTGAGTCTGGGTCATGTCGCTCTCCTTAGTCTGTGCTTGTGGTCCAGAACAGCGCGTCGATGATGACGCGGTGCAGGCTGGTCTCCGGGTCGGGCAGGTCGTTCTCACTCTCCACCGTGAAGCTGGCCGCGCGCACGGCGGTCTTGACCGCATCGGCCACCGCATGCGCGAGCGCATAGGCCGAGTCCTCGCCGTCAGGCTCGGCCCAGCAATCGATCTGGACCCGCGGACGCTCCCAGCCGGCCAGCCCGTCGTGTGACACCGGCGCGTCACCGAGCGAGACCTGCCGGTAGACGATGCAGGGGAACAGCGCCGCGATGGAGTTCGGCTCCGACTGCGGCAGACGGCCGGGATAGATGCGTCCGTCGACCATCGACAGGAGCGCGGCGTCGGCGCACAGTGCGTCGTATGCCTGCTGTACGGCACTCACCACTTGCCCCCAGCGATCTCGCGGCGCACGATCTCGGACACCTGCGAGCGCGTCGCATCGGCGGCCGGCACCAGATAGGGCTGCGCGGGCGTGTTCACCGTGCCGAACTCGACATAAGCGCCGTAGTCGACGTGCGGCCCCACGTCGGCGCCCATCGGGATCGGGTCGACGCTGATCGAGCCACGCAGCGCCCCAGTGTCGACCGGCGCGCGCAGCTTGGCCTCGCGCTCGATGATGTGAGCCCCCTTGACGCAGGCCCTCCCAACGACCTTCGGATAGGCTGCGATCGTGCCGCTGATATCGGCCATTGCCTTGTCTGCGCCCAGTATCTTGAAGTCGAGTCCGCTCATGCCCCGACCTCGGAGAGCTCCAGCATCAGATACGCGGCCGTCTCGCGCGGCTCGCCCATGATGGCAAACTCGCGCGGACGCACGAGCGTCTTGCCGAACCGCTCCAGCACGCGGAAGCGGTCGCGCCGCGTCACGTCCGTGCCGAGCGGCAGGCGGGCGCGACCGACCATGACCGAGTAGGTCGGGTCGAGAGTGGCACGCTCCGTCGCGCTCAGGAAACTGAACATGCAGGGGATGCGCTCGCCGGCGACGTAGGACTCCACAGGAGCCCCGTAGGAGTCCTCTGTCGTCTCGCAGCGCATCACTTGGCCTATGTCCCTCATCTCGCTCTCATAGGCCCGCTGAGCGGCTGTGAGTGCGTCAGGACGCAGGCGCATCGCTCTCGTCCAGTCCCGGCGGCGGCGAGGTCGCGATGCGCACCGGCGAGGCGTGCGACCGTGCCCGCCAGCGCCGCGCTTCCGCCCTGGCGTGCTGGTATGCCTGCGAGCGCGCCAGTGATGCGCCGTCCACGTTGGCATCGACCTCCTCGATCAACCCGGCTGCCTTCTCATCCCACACGTCGGCAGCCGCGGCGGCGAAGTCGTAAGTGTCCGCCCACGTCTCATCGCCGGGGTCGCGTCCATCCGCGTCACGTAGCGGATGCGCCTCGATGTAGTCGGCCAGCGCGCGGTCATCGTAGGTGTCCGCGGTCGGCTCTGCAGTCATGCGCCGCAGACGCGCTATCTGCTCGTCAGTCGCGCTCATCGGCACCTCGGCACGGTCAAGCTCACGCCCGGCTGCGTGCCGGACGCTCGCGATGATTACGCCCTCAGTCTGACGTGGATGAGCGGCGTGGTCGTTACCGACTTGAGGTGCGACGCAGGACGGCGAGCGTGGCGACGATCTTGTCGATGCGCCAGCCGTAGGCATCGCAGAAGCTGTCGACGGCCTCAGCCACTCCAGGCGTGAACTGCATGCCGTAATCGTGCACGGCCATGACATCAGTGAACGGGGCGAAGCCCTCCAGGTCAGCGAGACATTCGTCCAGGTCATGGCCTCCGTCGACGAAGACCAGCGCGAGCGGGAGCATCCACGAACGCACCACCGCCTGCGAGTCGCCCTCGATGATGCAGACGTTGGTCGCGCCCGCAGCGGAAAGATTGCCGGCAAGACGGCTCGCGCTGGCCGGCATCTCCGGGATCGGTGACCAGAGGAAGGCGTCTATCGCGTAGATGGTCGACCGCGGCGCGGCCAGCGCCAGCGTGGCGGTCGATGCCCCATAGCACGAGCCGATTTCGAGTATCCGCTCACCGTCGGCATCAGCGGCGAGGCGCGCCAGCTCGGCCAGTTCATCCGGCTGTACGTAGGACGGGATGCCATGCACCGTGAAGCGCGCATCCTGGTTGAAGTCAAGACAGGCCATCGATGTCGCTCCCCAGTCTCCATAGCCCCAGATAGCCGGGGTTGAACGGCGCGTTCGGGTCGAGTTCGTCCTCGGGAAGCAGGAGCCAGGGCCACGGAAGGCAGAACGGCTCCGCTTGCAGGTTCATCCGCCGCCAGCCGCCGGTGGCGATGTCGACGTTGGGGAAGTGCCACGGGTAGGTCGTGGCCAGCAGCCAGCTCGCCCCACAGGCACGGAAGTTGTCGAGCGCGTTCTGCGCGTCGGTGAGCGTCAGGTGAAAGAGTACCGTCCGGCAGATGATGAGGTCACAGGGCGGCAGGATGTCGAGCGTGATGTCGAGGCAATCGAAGCGCCGCCCGTCGCCGGCGTGCTCGCGTTCCAGCGTGGCGACGAGTTCGGGCACGATGTCGACGCCGACGTACTCTACCTGAGCCTCGACGTGCTGCATCCAGTTGAGATCCCCGCAGCCTGCATCGAGCACGCTCTTGGCCCCGAGCACATCGAAGAGCCACGGCAGGCGTTCGCGCACCGACTGCGTGCGCCCCATCTCCTACCCTACGCCAGAGCGCGTCTCCGCGCTGGCCCAGTGGTTCTCGCGGTAGATGCGAGAGAACACGTCAGCCTTGTTCATGATGCTCCATCCACTCGCGACGTGCCGCGCCCGTACCAGTGGAAGACGGCCTCGGCCTGGTTTGCGTGCGGCGCGTTCCATCCCACCGGCAGGACCATCAGTCGCACCGGGTTGTTGTAGACAGCGCGCATGAGCGCGAGCTGCTCATCCCATTGTGCGAATCGCAGCCATTCGTCGGCCCACGCGGCGAAGACGCGGCGCATCGCCTCCCCCTGGCGCCAGAAGATCACGCCGCTATTCCAGTAGGGGAGCGCCAGCGTGCCCCACCTGTGCTCCGTCCAGCGCGCCTCACGACGGCTGTGATACCACCCGGCGCGCGGCTTGTTGTAGAGCTGACTGGCGAGCTGCGACGGATGCTCGGCGATGCACATGTCATAGCGGTCGAGCGCATCGAACGCATCGTCAAGCGGCCCGACCACTTTGCAGTCTGTGTCGAGATACAGCACCTTGTCGGCCTCGACGTACTCGTGCAGGAACGGTTTGACGCGCCCCGCCCTGAACTGGAAGTTGTGTCCGCCCGCCTCATCGAATGGCGAGTCTCCCTTCCACGCCTTCCACTCGCAGCCCGGCACCGGCTTGTCGCCCACGCAGACGAGCGGATACGGCGTCGACTCGGACAGCTTGGCGGCTTCGGCGCGCGCCTTCTCACCGAACGCCATGCAGACTATGGCGCGGCTCACTCGCGTACCTCGAGCGCGAACGACAGGTCGAGCAGCCACGTCTTCGCGTCCTGCGGCTTCAGGCCGGCACGCGCGAAGTAGGCGCGTTCGTCATACTTGAGCATGCGCGGCGCGGTGGCGGCCTTGTACGGATACGGCACATGCGCGGCCACGCAATCCCACCCGGCCAGGAGCGCACGGAAGGCAGGCTCGAGCGATCCGGTCAAGCGCACGCCAGGACCGAGGTGAGCGATGTACTCCGCCTCTCTGACGTCGAGCGCCGCCTCGCCGTGCCATAGGAGCACGTCGGCGATGGTCGCCTTGTCGACGGTCGCAACCGCGCAACCGGGCGGGAGCGGCTCGGGGCGCAGGGGCGGCAGCGCTTCGCCGGCGACAAGCTCGGGCAGGTGCGCGATGACGTGCGCGGCACGTTCGGCAGACTCGCCCATGTAGGGGAAGACGGACAGACTGTAATCCTCCCTGCGCTCGCGCATCTCCTTGGGCTCGTCTATAGCCGCGCGGATGGCATCGGCGAGCTCTTCCGGCTCATCGCAGGATGGGCCGATGTCGGAGCAGTCCCAGAAACGCAGACCGTGGTCGACGCCGCGCCGATACCAGGGTGCGTTCAGGACGACCACGGGTCCGGCCAGTGCAGCGAACTCATATAGCGTCGAGCTGGCATCGTTCACGTACACGTCGGCGCGACGGCAGACCTCGTCGAACGATTCGATATATTCGAGCCCGAGCTTGTCGGCCAGCTCGCGCGAGCGTCCTGCGATGCGCGGGTGACCGTGCATGACGAGATTGAACTGGCGCGCGATCTCGGGCAGCACGCCCTCGTAATGCGACATCGCAGAACGCGTCTCAGGCGCGACCAGACAGTCCCAGTGGAACGAGACGCAGACGACCGGCCCACTCTTGGCGCGCCTCGTCCGCTTAGCCTTGCTCATGCCGTCCAGCTTGGGACAGCCCACGACGTGCGAGCGTGCGTCGTGGAAGGTCCGCAGATTACGGCGCTGAGTCCAATCGTTGACCTCACAGAACAGCGAGACGAAACGCCGGTCATGCGAGCCGCCAGCGTAGGACGGATGCACGTTCGAGAAGCTGAACCCGGCGCCATGTTCGAACATGATGAGGTGACGCTGCGACTTGGTGCAGCGGCTCATATCGGCATAGGCGGACGTGACGATCGGCCCGTCGCCGGCGGCGAGTTCAGACAACGGTGCGGGTTTCACGCCGCGGCTACGTGCGTGCGACGCGAGCTCGTCAGGGACACAGAAGAGCCCCCGCTGGTCCAGTGCGGACCAGACGGGGGCGATGTGGTCGATGTAGTGCGCTCGCGTCGCGAAGAAGTCGACCGGCAGGCCCGCCGACTGGGGCGAGCCTGCCGGACTCCAGCGTGGCGGCCGTCGCACTTGGCGCGGCCTCGACTCAGCTACCGCTGCCGGACGAAGGCAGGAGCACGCCGATCGGGAAGTGGTCGGCGCCGGTCTTCGTCTCCAGCATGTTCGCCGGACGCGGAGAGGCCCAGCCGAGACGCATGACGGCGCGCAGCGCGACCATGTCCTGCTCGGCCAGGTTGTACAGCACGCTGCCCTGACCGTCGGTCAGCGTCGCCTCGGAGAGCACCTTGTAGGTGATGTCCTGCCGGATGGCATAGACGAGCTGCTTGAAGTCGCCGGCCAGCATGAGCGCCACATCAGACGGCAGCGCGCCAGTGGTCGAGAACGAGATCGGCACACCGTCGATCATGTAGACGGTCGCGCCTTGCACGCCCTCGCGCTTGAAGATCGGCTGTCCGTTGTCGTCACGCAGGCCGCGGAGGTTGCTCTTGAGCGGCACCGCGCCCATGGCTGCACTGACGATGTAGCCGTCGGACTCCACCTTGGCGAAGACGCCGTTCTCGCTGAGGATGTCATCGTAGATGTCCTCCCCGGCGCCGAGTGTGACCGCGTTGCCGGAGTTGATCGCCTGTGTGACGAGGCCATCCGGCCAACTGTCAGGCTTGTTCGTGCCGCGTGCGATGGCTGCGTCGATGGCATAGCCGAACGCCTCCACGAGGGACGGCTTGATCTGACCCCAGATGTCGTAGGAGGCGTCGTCGACGAACTCCTCAGGGATCGGGATGATGACGGCCAGTTCCTCGGCGGTGATGTATTCGTTGTCCCACGCGACCCGTGACGTCGGCTTGGTGCCGGGGGCGCTGGTGTTCTTGGCGCCGCTCACGAATGAGGCGTTCGGCAGGGCGGTGATCACGCGGATCTTGGTCTGCTTGGCGCTCATGTCGGGCAGCCGCTTCATCAGCGGCAGGAACTGCGAGCCATCGCTCACGATGTTGGTGATGATGTCTGCGCTCACCTCTTGGTCGATGAGGGCGGCGGCATCGTTGGCAGTGATGAAAGCCATGTCCTTGTACTCCTCTTCTCAGACCACGGTGCGACCCGCGGCCTCGCGGATGTGCCTGTTGATAGCATCCGACGCTGACGCCGCCGGCCCGCCTCCCGCGGAGCCTTGCGTGGCGCGTACGTCGGCCACATGCGGGCGCGCGAAGAGCTCAGGGAACTTGCTCTTCACGGCTTCGATGTCCGGCTTGCCGCGCTTGTCGAAGGCGTCGATCTCGCGGGCCGCGAGATAGGCCAGCCGCAGGTTGGTACAGCCTGCGGAGTGCGCAGCTTCGTAGAAGTCGCCGCGACGCGACTCCTCTTCAGCCCGTGTCGCCAGCGCGTCGAGTTCGGCCTTCGCCTCGCCGGTCGCCTTGCCGGCCGCGTCTCGCAGCTCTGCGGCAAGGTCAGCGTTCCGTTGCCGTTCGCTCTTCAGCGCCGACTTGAGGCCCGCGGTGTGCTGCTCATAGAGCGACTGCACATCCTCGGGCTGGCCGGCGAGCCAAGCGGTGAAGTCGGCCGGCGGCGTCTTGCCGTCGTCCTTGCCTTCCGCGTTCGGCTCCTGGGTTGTCTTATCGTCAGGCATCCCGCCTCACCTCGTTGTCGGCGGCGTCTCGCCGCGTTTGGATATGAGTCTGCACGCGGCCGGGCGTGCGCTCGTTACCAGATGTTCAAGCGCCGACCAGGTCGCCCACATTGGCCGGCACGACCGCGCCTCCCCATATTGGGTCGTCAACGCGCGTCCACATGTCAGACCACGAGGCAGCGCCGGAGTCATAGAGCTCCAAGCGACCCGGCCCCATGATCTGCTCCTGCGTGGCTTCGTCCTGCTGGTTGAACCAGTCTTCGCCGCGGGATTGGAAGGGCTCCTGTTCTGGCAGTATGGGAGCGGCGGTGCATCGGCAGTTGTGCACGACGATGCCGTCGGCGAGATACCAACCATCCGGAGTCTGGAGGTCATACACATGTCCCGTATGGCGAGTGATCGTGAGGTCGACGACGCGGTCAAGATGTACGTCGAGGGAACTAGCCTCGACAACGCCGCCCGCGCCTGTCATGTGAGTTACAAGCGCCTCGCGGATGTCCTCGACGCTCGGGGCGTGCGCCGCACCCCTGCCGAGTCCAAGACCATCTGCGCGGAGCGCACCGCCGCGGCAGCTCGCGCGCGCCTGCCTCTGCCCCTTGACGAGCTGGCCGCGCGGTACGTGGGCGGCGAGCCTGAGAAGTCCCTCGCTGGTCGATACGGAGTGTCCCGCAGTGTGATAGCCGCTCGTCTGCGTGCGCTCGGCATTACGCGGCGTGGTCGCAGTGAGGCTAACGTCCTGCGCATGGCGGCGACGAGCGCAGAGGGACGCCGCC